TTGGGTTGATGGTCTAGAAATCTATGACAGAACTGACACATATGATGGTTTTCAGGAACAACTATCTTACGATCATGAAGAGATGGTAAAAGAAATTATTGATCGTAATAGTTTTGTTCATGAAGAAACAGAGGTGGTGGTCTAATGCATAAGCTAAAATTCAAATCTAATAAAACTTTAAGGTCTCTTGCAAAGGAGACCTTGAACTCTGATACTTTTAAGATTGCTTACAGTAAAGAAACCACAGATCAAAAAGGGTTCTACCTTGTTAAAGACGAGGGCATTTACTTGATGCAATCTTATCTCAAGAAACCATCATCATCGAATAAGGTTGTCTATGCTAGTGGATACAATCCCAAGTATGACAAGCATAATGATCTATGGGACAGAACGCACGAAGTTAGTGGCGATGACTTCGCAGAGAATGTTCCCTTTGACGAAGATGCTTTAATGCGTATCGCAAGTGGTGGCGATATCACCATCAATCTAAGTGAAACTCAAATGGAGGTAATCGCATGAAACAAGGATTCACTCTGGGCATACTCACCGCATTAGCGGTGAGTGTTCCCTTTCAACTAAGTTATTATGTGGCCGTCATTCCTGGCGGCCTGATCTTCCTGGCTGGGTCCGTGTTCGGTGTCTGCATAGTCAAGCTCGCACAAGCTTATTAATCCTCCGGGATCTCCGGGCCGCAAGGCCCGGTGTCTTTACATCCCAGGCCGCACATGTTATGGTTCGCAAATTCATAATTGTTTTTCTCCAAAAAACAAATACATTAAGGGAGGCCGCAAGGCCTCCTTTTTTTTGGCCCGGGATCCGGGAAAGCTTACGACTGGGTACGCAAAAGCACGCAAGGCCGCACGCAATAGGCCGCAAAACCTGGTGTGGGGGTGTGAAAGGACGCAAAAGGACGCAAAAGTATACGCAATCAGGGTGGGAGGCTTTGTATTGCGAATAAAGGATCTCATCACCGACATTTTTTTTATCTGTTGTTATCCTGTGGGATATGTAATTGTGTGTTGTTTTTATAGTAAAAGTCTGTATAATTTATAGATATAAACGGAGAAAAATATGACTGATAAAAATTATGATTTATATTCTATCGAAAAAGATTTGATAGAAGAACTAGAGGATAACCAAGAGGAGATCCTAGAAAGCAACGGAGATAACCTACATGAATATGTAGACTCAAATATTTCTGTATACACCTACGATCAAATAATGATATACGCAAACAATAATAACTTGTGGAGCGTAAACCCTGACGGTGGAGAAACCATACAACAACAGATTGTTAGCATTATTTTTGAGCATTTATCTGGTGTTGCTCATCAATGGCTATATCAAAAACAAGAAGAGCTTGAAGAATTGGAGGCTGCAAATGAGTAAACCAAGATATATAGAAGCACACTATACACAAGTCTTACAATATGATTTGGAAGATTATGATATAAATTGGAAAGATGTCATAGACTATGATGTTAGTTGGACAAAACTTTCTATTTATTTAAAAAATGAAGAGGTTATTGAAATAGATAACTACCATGAATGTGATACCGATTGGAAGTGGGCAAATGAAGTACAAGCTTATGATGAAAACTTTAAACAGGTTGAGCTAGTAGAGGAAGAGCTATGACTGAACACACAGACAAAATACAAAAGCATAAAAAACTTCTTGAGTTAGAGAACTGGCGCAAGAAAGTTAAATACATCCTCGGAGAACGCAAAACTCCCGGAGGTGTGATCACCCACACCACTGTTTACAATGACGACTCAAAAGACATTGAGTATCTAAGATCCAAACGCAAACCAAAACACATACCAAGTCCGCACGAGGACGCAGATTTATTACACAATTTTAAAGGAGAAGAAGATGATAACAGTTGACGCAGTAAAAGACTGGCTAGATAAATTTGATGGCGACTCAGAGATAAGCCTACTTACATCCATTGTTAACCATGAGATAAAAATACATGAAATGATTGACTCAATCCATGCTTATCAAATTGGAGAGCCTGAAATAGCAGAAGAATTCTACAAAAGAATGTGGGATTAAAATGCTAGAAGAACTCTATCAAATTTGGTGGGCGGCTGACCAAGTAAACAAACAAGCTGAACAATTAATTAATAATTTTTACCAGGAGAAAAAGTGAAATTTAAAGTAGAGAAAGATATACCAGTCCGCAGATTTAACTCGCCATTCTGTGAGGCCTTAGACACCTTAGAGATTGGCGATAGCATTGGCGACCTAACCAAAGAAGAAGTCTATAAATACAGGCTTAACTTCTACACCAGAGTATTTAAAGATCGCAAGTTTTCATTCAAGAAAGAAGCTGATAACTCTTACAGAGTATGGAGAGTTGCATAATGGAATCTTTAATCTGGGCTACTATTGTTTTCATTATGTGGAACGCAATAGCAATGCTTGTTATCCATAACAAAAGTTTATCTGATGATGACAAGGAAGATCCAATCCATTACAAATGGGACAGAGAGTGAGCTTTGAGAAAGGATTAGAAGAGCTAAATAGAATCGTTAAAAAACTAGAATCAGAACAATCAAGCTTAGAAGAATCGGTATCCGAATGGGAGAAAGGCATCAAAGTCATAGACTATTGTGAACGCAAACTCCGGGACGCAGAAGACAGAGTTAACCTTCTGCTCTCTGATTCTGATCTTCCTCATCTAAAGAATCGTCAAGCTCAACGTCCTCAATTTCTTGATGATTCTCCTTTAGATCTTGAAGATCTTGACTAGGCCGCACCTCCTCTTTGACTTCCTCTGCTTGACCTAGAATGATTTGGTTTTCTTGCACTAGCTCTTGCAACCTAGCTTCAAGCTGTTCTCGGTTCATGTGATCTATCTTGTGGATCTTCAACTCTTTCTTATCCACCATCAAGCCCGCAAGCTTGGCCCTAGCAATCTCTGCTGTCACAGCTGGCCCATATGATCCATCTGCCAGTGCAACGTCTCTAATATCTGCGAGCTTCTTAGCTATGCCCTCAAAAGTTATCTCGTTCTTCTTTCTCTGCACAGCTTTGAGTTGCTTGATCTTCTCTTGCACATGTTCATACATTGCATCAGACAACAACCTAGTAGCTGCCACACCAGGATTCTCATAGCCCGCAAGATGGGCGCACTTGGTTTGGTTGTAATCCTGATACACCATGAGATCGACAAATTTCTCTTGCTTTTTAGTGAGCTTCTTTTTTATTTTCATTTTTATTTTTCTTCTTCAAATTATAAACATGCAACTTAATCAAGTATCTTTTTTTGGCCTTGGCTGATAACTTTTTTTTCATACTTCATTACCCCAGCTATCCCAACCTTCAGTTGTTTGTCTTGCAAATATTTCTATTCTTGGTAAATCTCCACATAAATTAACAATCCTATCTCTAGTTTCTATAGGTTTTTTTGAGTGTTTGTCTCTAGGCTTTTGTATTATTTGTTTAACATTTTTAGCATTTCGCCAATATTTTCCCTTTAAACCAAGTAAGCAAAATTCAGCATTTTGGTTTGTGTAATGACCCATACCTGAATATGGCTTACTAAAATCTTTAGTCATTTTTACCCAAACAAATCCCATAGTCTTATATGTAAAACCCCAATGTTTCATAACCTCAAAACCATAATCTAACAAACTTGATGTACACCAAAGAAACAACATACAGTTATCATCTGCAATATTTTTTACTGGCATCACACAAATTTCTTCTAGTGACATTGTTGGATAATGTTTTTCAGCACCACCCGCCCCATTAGGATTTTTAAAGCCTGATCCACTTCTAGTGTCGTTATATCTCCAAGGTGGATCTGCATAAATAATATTATATTTTTTGTTTGGTAAATCCATCTTTATATCACTAAATTATATCTATAGATTGACCTATTCTCTATCAAAGATTGGGTGCGTTTAGCCACCCATCTATAGTTCTCTATAGAGATGCACATGCGCACAGCTGCACATACCAGTAAAATCAAGGGTTTCAGAGGTGCATGTGCGTATGTGCAGGCATGTGCAACTGCACAACTGCACACCCACCTAAATCGCATAAGAATGCACCCTAACAGAGGGCATGTGCAATTCGCGCTTTTCCCATTGCACAACCACTTTTGCTTATTTTTTGACCACATCTTGTTTTTTATATTCTTCATATGTCATGCCTGTTTTTTCCTCTCCATCTAAAATTGCAAAACAAACTTCTCTGAAACGCTCCCAATCTTGACCTATCATTTCACTCCCCTTTGTAGTCACTACAAAAATGCCGAAATTCCTGTTGCCACCTTTTGATATTTCTTTAGTATTGCGTGGAGATTGCGGTATCAAACCAAATTTTTCTCTGTAACTACAAGGCTTTAAACGGTTTTTACGCATCTCTCTGCTCCTCTTCCAAGATTGCCAGTCCAATATTTCTAATGATTTGAGGCACGATAGAATTACCCAAAGCTTTGAGTCGATTGACTCTATCCGGAATGCCTGTTGCCACCCTTGGGATCTCAGGCTCTACTTCAAATCCGAAATGTCCGTCCAACCTGGCGGATACCCCATCAGCCATTCCACCCACTCCGGGTTCAATGTGCCCTTGCCTGTGTTCCTTACCTCCGGAGAGTTGCCCAACATCTTCTGCATCTTTGCTCCAGGCCTCCCTGCTGCATCCTCGTTCGCCCCCGGAGTTAGAAACATCTTCTTCTCTTTCAGAGCCACTTTCTCCTCCAAGTTCCCTTTGTATCCCCTGTCGTTGCTGTCCATTGTCTT